CGATGCCGAGCTCAACGTAATGCTTGACAAGCCAGTCGAAGAACGCGGCGGCCCATTCGCGGCGCTCTGCTTTGTAGCCGACGTCGAACGCGCGGCCGGTGGCGTGGACAGAAAGGCCGTTTCCGGATCTCATGGGGCGGTTGGCCCAGATACCGAGGTTTGTCATGTCGGCTTTGCCCTTGGTGAGGATCTCGACGAAGCGCTCGGTTCCGGCGAGCGGTCCGGGCCTCGGGTCTGTGTTACCGGTGTACTTCACTTTTCGATCTCCTCTATCTCGTCTGGGATGCCGTCTCCGTCCTTATCGCGGCGAGCGGACGTACCAATCATGACACCGGAAAGAGTGCCGGTGAGAAAGCTGATCGTCGGGCCGAGGATGCGGAAGAACTCGGCGTCATTCGGGCTCTGCTCCTGTGGCTGGGAGACGAAACCGAGGAAGTAGAGGACGGAGAAAACCGACGCGCACAACGTGACGGCAAGGGTGACACCGATAACGAAACGGAGACGGGCATTCAGCTCCGACTCCGAGAAACGCCGACGATGCCGCGGTCTGCTCATGCGCATTTAGAACCTCTCTGTCCGCTCACTCGAGGAGCAAGCTCCGGAAAGTATGTCCCGCTGACAGCTCCGGCTCCTAGAGCCTTGTTCTTTGTCCGGACGGTCGTTGTCGTGGCCTCGGTGCGGACGTAGCCGCACGGGTCCCGATAGATGTCGTTACAAGCCGTCAGAAATAGCGTCAGGATCGCTACCGCCAACGTCGTCCGTATAAGGAGCATCGGGCGCGGCCTCTACTTCCTCGACGGTCGGGGCGGGCTCTTCGCCGGGAGCTAACGGAAACTCCGCCACCGGACCGGGAGTCCAAGTAGCGGGAAAATCTCGGAGGGCCTGCCGGTAGGCGGCCCAAGCGGTTTTATCGGTTGGGGCGTCTGGCATCATCGCCCAGTCGGACGCGGCGAGCTTGACATTCCGAAGGACTCGGACCTCGTCTAGGTTGTTCACTTCGTGTCTCATGCGACCTCATAGGTTGTTGTAATCCACAGTTTATCTCCGGAAGCTGCGGTCAACGAAAGGTCCACGCCTCCCGCGACGATCAACCGGAGCGCGGTCGCGCTCGTGAAATAGCCTTGGGCAAGGTAGTAGGCGGTCCCTGCGTCGAGATAGCCCGCCGTGCCAAGTTCTGCTCCGTTGGAGTTGTTCGTCGAGCCGGTCCGTTTCGGCGTGATTGCTGCTGGAATGCCGCGGGCCTCAACTATGCCAGCGCCGCCGGAGCCGTTCGCGTTGATGTAGATGTGGACGGTCGCAATTTTGTTTATGAGGCAATACGCGCCGGTCGCGGTTCCCGTTGTCGCTTGGCCTGCTCCGGAGAAAAGAGTCGGGGTGAAGGTTTCCCACGCGGCCCCGATTTGATTCATGATCGCCGCGGTGAGTTTCTGCCCTTGGACAAGACCGGCGGTGTATTGGGTGGCCATAGTTACCTATCCTAGATAATTGAAGTCGAGAGTGCCGAGAACATCGTCATCAAGGACGAGCGGGGAGGTGTACCTCATCGAGAGTTGCACCGAGGTAGACCACGATCCGGGCTCGATCGTGTGCTCGATAGCGTTTACGAGCGCCTCCCGCGAAAACTGGTTACCGACAGTCGGGGTACGTTTAAAGGTAACCCGATCCAAAAGCTCAAGCCCGAGGATTGTCTGCCAATCACTCTGGGAAGTATTGACCGAGAGATCTAGCGGGGAGATCCGCGGGACGAGCGAGCCTTGGACGCCGAGCTGGCGGGTAGCCAGCTGGCTAGCGGAAGTCGGGTCCGCAAGCTGCGTCTCAATGGTGGTAGCGGCCGCTCCGTAGGCTTCGATCACCGCGTCAGAGTAGGCGTTTACCTCACCATTCCCGGAGAACGTGACCGTGACATCGTTGGAGAGGGCGTCGGCGTCGTAGTCAATCTGAAGCTCGGTTCCGTAGCCGAGACCGGCTCCGGAGTCCGTGATCGTCGCCTGAGGAGTGCTCGAGCGCGGCGCGTTAAAAACGTCCGTGCGGTTAGTCATCGTCAAAACCCCGGCCTTGGAGACGTAGAGGGAGCCTCCTTCGGAGTCGGCTACGAGCTGCATTTCGGGGATAACGCCGGTTCCGGTGTTGATTTCCGAGACAGACGCGGCGGGCGTCGAGGTGAACGCGGTAAGTGCCGTCGGCCAGTCGGTGCTTCCGATGAGGCGATTCATGCGGGCAGTAGTGGTCTCTTGGATACGGCCGGAGCCGAACTCGTAAAGGTTCCGGATCTCTGTAGCGGAAAGCTCACGCCGCCACGACGCGGCTTCTTGAAAGGCTCCGTACTGGCATTGAAAAGCGTTTGTATTGCCTACGAAAGCGGGTCCGCTGCCGGTTGTGGTCGTAAAGGTCTGGAGCTCGCCGTTGATATAGATTTTCAACGTAGGCGCGGCCGCTCCGGCGTAGATGAGCACTAGCGCCACATGGAACGGGTCGTCAATAGAGCCCGTCGGCGGCGAGTAGGTAGCGGTGCGGCTATATGCGGTAGACCCGACTACCGCGGTCCCGATGATCGTATGGCGTCCAAGCGTCGCGGTCGTGTCGCCGCGTTTCACTTGCAGCTGCATTGAGCCATCCAAGAAGAAAATGGTTGAGGTGTAGAAAAACCCCGGAGACCATTCATTCTGGTAGGTGGAAAGCTTCACCCATGACGCGAACGTGATCGTTTCGGTTTGTGCTGGCGCGGCGACGGCGTAGCTCCAGTCCGCCGTGAAAATGGAGCTTGCTAGTAGGCCGTTAGCGAGGACCGGGCCCTCGTAAGCTTTGATCGGTTGTGTCCCGAACGGCCGGACGTCCCACCCACCTATCTGATCTTTGATCACGGAGACGGGCTGCGCCTCGTCTGCCCGCCAATAGTGAACGGGGTTTAGGCTCGTCGTATATTGGTAAACCCAGTCCGTCGGGACGACCTCTCCGGCCATAAGCCCGAGCGCGTCGAAGGCTTGGATAGTGACCGTTGAGTCGTAGCCCGCGTCGGTCCAAGCGACCGGCCAGCCCGCCACAAACCCCCGAAAAATGTCATAGTTCACGCCGTTAGCCTGACCGACAATCCGGATCTGGCGGCGCGGCGTGAGCTTCAAATAGTACGGGCCCGAGGTATAGAACGGGTCGAAACGGCGGTCCCGGTTATCGAGTACAAGCTGCGCGGTCCCGGTGTCAAACTGTTCGAAGTCGTCGGAGCGGCCGCGGCGGGTGCTGATGGCTCGGACGTAGTTTGTGATTTCGGTCCATGCGGGGTTAGCGACGTAGGGGCCGTCGTTCCATGCGATGTAGACGCCGACGATAGGGAACGGGAGGGGGCCGTAGGCGTCGCCGTCGTAGGTCGTGTCCGTCTCGTTGTAGACGAGGCCCGTCTCGTTATAAGTCGCGGTCACTAAGCCGCCTCGTAAATGATGGATACAGAGAGACCGTCGTTAGTTGTCCATGTGATCGGATTAGTGGCGTTTACGGTTCCAAAGTTTCCTGACTCTGAATGGGCTAGCGCAAAACTAGTCGTTCCGATTGCGTATACCGAAGCGACATAAAGTCGTGTCCCTGAATCGCGGATTGTTGCCGAGCCGGTAAACAATCCTGTCTGACTTGAAAACGGTAACAAAGTTACCCAATCTCCGCTAAGGCTGGTCGTGCTTCCCCAAGTAACTAGACCTCGAACGACGACGGTCTTATTAAACTGCGTATAAGCCCACGATTGCGTCCCATTGCCTATCGTGAAGTTTTGATAGGTCGGCGTAAAAGTAGTCCACGTTCCCAGAGCTTGCAGCGCGTCGTTAATCTCCGTGTGCTGACCAGCGTGGGACGGCGAGTTAAGCGGAGAGTTTGCGAGCGGGTCTACGAGGTTTGCTACGGAACCGTTATAGGTGGAAGCCATCTACTTTTTCTTCGCTTTCTTCTTAGGGCCTTGGACGGTGAGTTTCCCGGCCCGCTTGTCGTACGACTGGAGAACCTTCTTTACCTCGCCGCCGATAGCGACCGGATCACCAACGCCGGTCTGTACCACGATCTGCATTCCTTGGCCGTAGCCGGGGGCGGCGATAGAAGCCCCGGAGAGGGCGTCTACTTGGCTCTGCGCGGCCGAGACGGCTCCGGTGAGACCTCCGCCTAGTGCCCCGGTGATACCGGCCGAGAGGCCCGCTTGGACGGAAGCGAGATCCGCTAGCGAAGTGTTGAGGTCCGAGACGGAGAATCCGGCGGTTCCGGCGATGAGATCCGAGGTCACTTGTGCACCGGCGGCGGGGCCGAGGTCGAGGAGCTGCTGGAGCCCGGCTTGGCCGAGGTTGAACGGGTCGCCGATAAGAGTCTTAAGGTTCGCGCCGAAGGTTTTCGCGGCGGCTATCTGCTCTTGAAACGCGGCCGCTGGGGACTTGCGTTTGGCCTGCGTGTCGGTGACGGCTTTCTCGGCGGCGGCTACGTCTTGGACGGCTTTCAGATACGCCTCGAGGTCTGTGCCTTGTTTGGCGATGTCGAGGGCGTCGTAGGCGCTTTTCCGGTCCTTGAGTGCGTCTTGATAGTTCTCTTCGGCGCTTGTGGCGGTGTCGTAGGCTCCGGCGAGTGACACGCCGAAGCTGTAGGCGAACGCGTCGCCGAAATCTTGGGCGGCTTGTTGGGCGTCCTTGAGTTTGTCGCGGGAATCTTTGAGGGCTTCGCCGAGGGTTTCGCGTAGGGTTTTAGCGGTCTCCCGGTATTGGCGACGGTTCTCTTTCTGCGTTTCGGCTTCTTCTTTGCCCGCTTCCATCGCGGCCTCGGCGGCTTCTTCTTGGGCTTCGCGCTGCTTCTTCAGGTTCTGGAAGTACGGCGAAAAAAAGTTTTTGATCTTCGAGCTCGAGTAGGCCTTGGCGAGCTCGTCATTCATGTTTGAGAGACTGCGGGTCGTGTCCGAAAGTTGGGCGTCAAGGATGCGGAACGCGGCCGCGGATTCCCCGGTCCGGTTTGTGGTTTCGGAAAGGTTCGCGGCGGTTGCTTTGAGTTGGTCTTGGTACTCGGTCCACGGGTTCCCGCCGGACGGTCCGCCGAGGGCTTGGACGGTAAGGTCGGTAAGTTTGTCGGTGAGCCCTTCAATGCCTTTACCGACCGTGCCGACGGCTCCTTCTTCGCGGAGGGTTTGGAGCATATCGGTGAGTGCTCCGGCGGCGGCCTGCGCGGCGGGGAGGAGCTCTTGGCCGAGCTCGGCTTTAAGGTTCTCGAACTCGGCGGTCAGGGTGCGCGTCTGGTTCGCGAGGCCGTCGGAGGTGCGGGCGAAATCGCCTTGGGCTAGGGCGGTGTCCTTGAGAATGAGCGAGTAGGCGGCCTGTGCTTTGATTCCGGCGGGGAGTGTTTCTTTTGTAGTGGTGACAAGCCCGAGGCGGAGGGCTTCTTCTTTGAGACGCACATCGTTAAGGGCGACACCGAACCGCTTGAGCGGCTCCGTTTCGCCGGAGAGCCCGGACCGCAGGGCGGTAAGGACATCGTCGATAGAAGTGTTGTTGAAGCTCGCGAGGTCAGAGGCCAGCTCGACAAGCCGCTTTGACATTTGGCCCGCTTCGGCGTCTGCCGCGCCGAACGCTTTAAGAAGATTCCCAAACGTGCCCGCGGCCTCGAGGGCTTGCTGGGTGGACTGGCCGAACGCAGTCGAAGCGGTCTCGCTCCATTTCGTGATCGCGTCGGCGGACTGGCCGAACACTACCGAGCTCTTGCTCTGGGCTTCTTGAAGATCGGACGCGGACCGTACAAGGTCGCGGCTCATTTGGAACGCGGCCGAGCCGATGATCCCATATGCCAGCGCGGAACCTTGAGCCCATTTGGCTTGGGCTTTGCCAAACGCGGAAAGCTCTTTGTCGGCGGCGCGAAGAGATTTCCGGAGCGGTGCGGTGTTCCCGGTGACCGTAATAGAGATCGCTTTAGCGCGGGCCATGCCTAAAACCTTACCGTCTTGGTGTTGCCGGATTTGTCCATGTAGACGCCTCCGGTGACATTCCCGGCGGCGTCGCGCAACGTGGAGGCGATTTCCCATGAGCCGCCAATAGTCGCTCCGGGGTCGCGTGTCCTTGACGCCGGAATCTTCCGCTGATCTAAGTTGTACTCGTCAATAAGTCCGGTGATTCGCGCCGAATAGATCTCGAGTACCTCTTGGCGGCGTACGTCCATCGCGTCATAGATGAACGGCTGCGGCTTGATACTGCGGGCGGGCCAGCCGAAGTGAATCGGGCCTGCGTATGGCACGGACGCAGACCCGACTCGGACCTTGCCGCTGGTCATCGTTGCCGCGGCACGGATCGACGCCGCGAGCTTGCCAGTACGGAACGGGACGTAACGCTTGGAGCCTTCCACGACGACCTCGGCGGCTTCCCGGTGCGTTTCTTTCATCTTGTATTTGAGATCGTCGGACATTTCGCGGAGTGCTTTTTGCGTCTCTTTAAGGCCGTCGATCTGGATTTTTCCGCCGCGGCCTTCTTCGACGCGGTAGCCGTATTTACCGGCCATCGGTGATTCCTTTCACGGCGGCATCCCAGAGGTCGGCGGCGGTTTTGGGTTTGCCGAGGGTGTAGCGGACCATGTGGGCGAAGATTTCCGGCGGGGTGTTTACGAGTTCCATCGGTGGTATCCCGGTCCTTATGGCCATTATTGCGAAGAGTTCGGAGGCTGGGCCTCCGAGATAGGGTTTCCCTCGTCGTCTCCCTGCGAGTAGTGGATGCCCGTTATGTTCTCGATCCACTTGTCGAATGTTTCGCCGAGGGCTACGGCGCGGCTTTTGAGGGCGGCGTAATACGCGAGCTTGTAATGCCATGACCGCGGGGGGTTATCGCCCCAGAGGTCGGAGATGCTTTTAGGGGTGTCTGGGTCCGCTTCGAATGCGTACTCGACACTCGGCCAAACGGGGAACGTTCCCGTTTGACCGTCCCTCTGCTGGACGGTCACTAGGAGCATGGTTTACGGGGCGGTAGCGACGGACCAAGAGCCGCCGGTGAACTGGACCGAGATGGTGGCGAGGTCGCCGACGGAGCCCGCGATCGGCCCGTCACCTTCCAACACGGTTCCGGTCAGGGTCATAGCCGGATTGCTGGCAGAGGTAGCCCCCGAGGTCGGCTTGACGGTGACGTTAGTCGGGACGCCGACGAGCGACGCGAGAGTGGCGTAGACCTGCGACGCGGCGAAATCCTGTTGGAAGTCAATCGAGACGCCGTTGGATTCGAGGCCGCCGGTGCTCATGCGGGCGACATGGCCCATGCGGGTAATGTCGAGGAGCTCCTTGTTGTGGGTGACGGTGCACGACACCACATAGTCGGAGAGATCAACGCTGTTCACGGTGACTGTTACGTCGGTAAGTGGGAAAATGGCCATCGGTTACTCCTTGTCGGCCTTGGTGGGTTTGGTGGTGACGGCCTCCAAATGGCCGGATTCGACAAGCGCCGGGATATTGACGCCCTCGAGTTGTTCTTCGGTCACGGTTTCGCCGAAGGTAAAACCGGCGAGTCGTTCCGATGCGACTTTAAAGCTAGCCATAGGCTTCTACCTCGTATCTGTAGGCGAAAAACTCTACTCCGCCCATAGTAACCGAGATCGGCGTGGCGCGGATGACTCTCACGGTCTTAACGGCTCCGGAGAGGTTGCCGTTAGGGAAGGTAGCTTCGAGCGCCGTTTTGACGGAGCCTGCGCCGCTCCCAGAGAGAAGGGCGTCGAGCTCGTCTTGTCCGGAGCGTTCACTCATGCGTGACACGACGACAAGAACGTCGAACTCGTAGAAGTCGGTGGCGCGGCCCATGGCCTCGTCCCATGTAACCGTGACATTCCCGACGATCCCGCAGGGCGTCGGCGGTGCGGTGTCCGGAATGTAGTCGTAGACCTTCCGGATAGCGGTTATCGAGTCGAGGAGCGTAGCGGCGTTAGCGCGGAGCGTCGAGATGTTCGCACTCAACCGAGAACCTCTCGACGGTAGGCCCGGACCATCGCGGCGATGTCGCGGCCGAGTGGGCTCATACGGATCGCGCCAAGCTCGGACAGACCGAGGACTCCGCCGACGGAGCTCTTCCGCTTGTAGAGATCCGCCGAGAGAATGAGCGTCGCTTCGGTGATGTCGTCGGGGACGGTCGGCCAGCCCCAGCGGGCCGTGACACGGACGCCGGGACGGAAGTTAAACGGGTACGGGAAAAGGTACGGGCCGACCATCGTAAGAAGCGTGATCGGGCGGCCCTTAGCGAGCGCGTTAAGCGGCTCGGCGATGAAATCGGTCTGGTATGCCGCGGCGGTCGGGTAGGTTCCCCCGCCAGAGGTGTCAAGGGCGATAGCAAGGTCGGTCGTGGAACCGATGTCGTCTACGAGGAGGCTGTAGGCGTCCTTGGTGCGGTAGTAGCGGGCGGAGGCTGCGCCGTCGAGGTAGAAGCGGCGTCCGGCGATGCGGTCAATGCTGCGGGAGGCGGCTTCAACGATTTGCTCAAGGAGCGCGTCCTCGGTCGTGTCGGCCTGCGGAATGTCTAGGTACGTTTTGACTTCCGAGAGGGTGACGTAGCCGTTAGTGATCGTCACTTCTTCGCCGCCTTCTTTACGGGTTTCTTAACGGGTTTTGAGTCGCCCCCGGATGGCAGAGCCCCGGACGGCCGTGTCGAAAGGATATCCGAGCATCCGAGGGCGACGAGTTGCGCGATGACCTGCTCCGCTCGAGCTTGAAGCCCGCGGCGGACATAGCCCTCTAACTCTGCTTTAAGGGCTCGGATTATCGCGTCGTTCAGCATTTTTTCAGCATAGGGAGGGCCGTCTGCTCGGCCCTCCCGTCGTTGCTACTAGGCCCAAGTGGACGTGATGAGGCCGGTTCCGGTGATCGCCGAGAACGCGGTGGGGTACTTGCCAGCGGTGTACGCCGAGAAGCCAAACACGACGGTCCGGATCGCGATGTTGCCGTCGGGCTGCTCGAAGCGGACGTAGAGCGGCGAGCCGCCGTTGTCCTCCCAGATGTAGCTCTCGCGGAAGTCGCCGACGATGACCGCGGTCTCGTTCGTTCCGGTTCCGAGGTTCGTCGGGACGTTGGCGTCTGCCACGACCGGGATACCGAGGATCTGGAGGCCGCCCATGTCGTAGGCCGGACGGTCGTACGTGCCGGGGGCGTTGAACGGGTTTCCGGCCGTTGCGTTGAAGAGCGGGCGGTTCGTGGAGTCGAGGGCGCGGAGCCAGCATCCGATGAGCGACGGGTGGGCGACGATGTGCGTTGCGCCGCCGTAGAAGTTGCTCGAGATGTTCTGGATGGCCTCCACAAGCTTCGGGAAGAACTCTGCCCAAGTCGGGCTCGCGTCGGTGTAGGTCGTGGCGTTGATTCCCGAAGTGTTCAGGATGCCGCGGTGTTCGCCGCTGGAGCCCGAGCCGTTCACGGCGAGCGAGTCAAGCTTGGACTGGTAGGAGCGGATCGCGTCGCCGAGGAGCTGGGTCTCAACGCCGGTTCCGCGGAGGATGGCCTGCTTCGAGATGTCAAACATTGACGCAACGGTGTTCACGTTCACGGTGAGGAGCGTGTCATCGGGGCTCGATTCGGTGGGTGCGGTGTTCTCCGACGCCTGAACGTAGCTCGTGACGCCGGTCGTGAGGCGACCGATGTTCACGGTCATACCCGACGCGGGGAGAGCTGCATTCGTGGAGATGTCGAGGACCGGGCGACCGGCGCGGCGGAGCGTCGCGAACTGGTCTACCAAGTACTGCGGGACGACAAGTCCGGCGAAGTTGCTGGAGCCCGAGTCGCGCTTCTCGACGCGGACCTCGTTCTGGTAGCGGGCGATGCGCTCGCGGGCCTCGTACGATCCGGCGAACTCGGCTGCGATGGCGTCCGAGAGGAAATCGTGGCCGCCGCGGGAGTGGTAGGTCGGCTCCTCGGAAACGACGCGGTAGCCGCCCTGACGGGTTTCGGCCGGGGCCGCGGCGTCAAGCTTGGCGGCGATTTCGGCGTTTGCGGCGTTGCGGGTTTCGAGGTCGGCGATTTGGCCGATGCGCTCGTCGAGCTTCTCGACTTCGAGCTTCAGGGCCTGAATGTTGGCGAGCTCGATTTCGGTAATGTCGCGGTCCTCTTCGGCGGCGCGGTTGAGCGTGGCGTCAATGAGGCTGGTCTTGCCGGAGCGCTGCTCCTGCAACTTGTGAAGAAATGCGTTCATGGAATGATCCTTTGTGCGGTGAAGGCTTTTTGGGGCTTCGAGGTGTCGCCGCTTCCCGGTGAGGTGTCGCCCTTGGCGAGGTGTCAGTCCGTTAGCTTTGGGGTGTCGCTATTGGAAGAATAACGCGCCGAGCGGAGCTCCGCGAGCATTTCTTCGATCTGTCGGCGGCGCGGGAATGGATCGGTGGCGCGGTCCTCGGAGATCTCTTCTTCTTCGTCCTCTTCTTCGTCCTCGTAGGAGTCGAGGATGTCCTCGGCCCATTCTTTGCCGGGGTCGCCTCCCCAGAGGGCCCACGCGATGCGGCCGGCCGACGGATAGCCGTCGTCTCCTTCGTAGAAGCCCTGTCCTTCTTTGTCGATCTCATGGCGAGCGAAGTAGGAGACCATACGGGCGACAGTCTCGAGCGGGAGATCACGGCCGTTAGAAATGTCACGGGCTCGGGCTACACCGACCGCGGTTCCACCTCGGCCGAACTCTTCGCGCCACGCAAGGCCGCGGCGGGCTTCGTCGCGCATAGATCCGGTCGGAGTGAACGGGGAACGGGCCTCGGGTTCGGAGGCGTAGAGGGCGGCCATTTGGGCTTCGGCTTGGGCGAGTGTCCGGTGGCAGCCTTCGAGCTCGCGAGTGCCGTCCTTAACAACTCCGTAGCCGGAGCATTCCGGGTGATCGCTCTCAATATGCCACGGCATTAGTCCTCCGGGGCGGTGAAGATGCGGACCTCTTCGGTGGTTCCGGCGGCGGTGATCCCGTAGAGGGCCTGTCCCGGAGCGAGCACTCCTTGGATCGGCGCGGCGTGTTTCGCTACCGGGAAGCCGTTAGCGGTCGTGACGGCGGAGTCGCCGAGGTAGACGGTGACGTTCCCCATGATTTGGAGCCAGACCGGCCGGTTTGTTGGGTCGGCGGACGCGAGGAGTGTCGCCTCGTCGGTGACGGTGACGGCTCTTTGTGGGCTAGGCATTGTTAAATCCCTTTCAAGATTTCGCGGGCGGCGTCAAGGTTCGGAGTTGCAGAAACCTCGCGGACGGCTTCTACGAGGGCCTTTTCGCCGTATGCGCCGAACGTGACGAGCGAAACCTCGGCGAGATGGGCGCGGACGCGCTCTACGACGCCGTTAGGGCGGCGGTTGTCCTTCAGCGGCACGAAACCGACGGAGAACTGGTCTAGGGAGCCGTCGCGGACTTGCTCGAGGAGCTCGTCGCCTCGCTGGGTTTTGGAGACGTAGAACTCGCCGTAGAGGCCGCGGGCTTCTTCGCGGAGGAGCTGACCGCGGCCGACGAGGTGCGCGGTCTCATGCTGGGAAAGGAGCTTCACGCGGTGCGCGGCGCGGGTGACCGCGGCGAACGCTCCCGGGAGGAATACCTCTACGAGGGAGCGGTTAATGCGCTGCTCGACGTTGTAGGGGACGACGATCCCGGCGACGATCCGCTCCGAGGTGGAGCGGACTTCGAGGTCTAGGTCGTAGGCGCGGGTTTCGGGGCTAGAGGACATCGAGACTCTCCTCGTCGTCTATTTCGAGCGGGCCTTCGTCGGCTTGCTCTCCGGTCATGGGTTGGAGATCCTCGAGGGCTCGCGCCTCGTCGGTGGTGAGGAAACCGGATCGGAGTCCGATTTCGTGGGCTTGGTAGCGGGTGAGGGTGTCGGCGCGGAGGAATGCGTCCACGTTGAACTTGGCGACTTGGCCGCGGGGGAGAAGGTCGGAGAAAGCTTGCTCGAAGCGGATCATCCACGGGAGGAGCGTAAAGCGGAGGAGCTGTAGCTGCTCCTGCTCGACGTTGGAGTAGGTGCGCGAGGTGTTGGGGGCTCCGAGGTAGTAGCCGGGGAGGCCCAACATATTCGCGACCTCGGTGAGATCGAATTGCTTTTGTTCGGTGAGCTGCGAGTTTGCGGCGTTGTCTTGGAGGACTTGGATTTTGGTAGCGCCGAGGACGGCAGGCTCGCGGCTCCGGCCTCCGTAGCTCATGAGCCATTTTTGTTTCATGAGGTCGGCGTCCTCTTGGGAGAGGTCCGGGTTTTCGGAGATGAGAGCTACCGATGGGGTAGCGCCGCCGGAGAAGTAGCGGGCGGTGTATTCGTGGACGGCGATAGACGCGCCGAGGCCCTGCCTCTGGGCCGCGAGGATACCGAGGCCGACATGCTCGCCGGGAAGGCTGAAGCCTTTAACGTGCATGATCTCGGACTGGTCAAAAACGATTCCTTCAATGCGGTACTTCCGCCGTCCCTCTTCGACGAAGAACGTCACGCGCTCCGGGTTTACCGGGTAGATCGTGTCCGGGTAGCCGTTAGGGCCGAGCGGCCCGAGAATCGCGACGTAGTTGCCGTGAATGATGGCGGTAGCGACCGCGGCGGAGATTGTCTCCATGCGGGTTTCGGGCGGGTTCGGCCGCGAGAGGATAGGCGGGGTTTCGATGGCTTGGCCGCCGCGGTAAGCCTGCAATGGGAGGCCGCCGATGGCGTCCGAGATCAGAGTCACGGCTCGCCAGACTCCGGGAACGGAAAGCGCCTGCCATGTGTCTACATATGTCCCGGCCCAAGTGTCCGCAGGGTAGCGGCTTATCCGTCCGTAGGAATCGACGGCCGCGCCGCTCGGGAGTGTGACGCGCTGGCGCTTGAGAAGGTTATTCAGCATTCGGTGAGCTTCTTTCGAGGGCGATTCCGAACGCGGTCAGCGCGACTCCGGCTAGGCCGATGCCTAACGGGATGGAGACGAGAAGGACCGCCATTACTACCAGACTAGTCCCGATTACTTGTAAGGGTAGGTAAATCTTCATTAGTAGACGAAGCTCCTCGGCTTAGGTGGTTCTTTCTTTTGGGTCGCGTGGTGCCATGCGAGCGTCACCGCGTAAAGCGGCGTGATATCCGTGTCAAGGTCGGCGCGAGCCCAGAGCCACGCCGAGGCCATGATCTTTTTCCGGACTCCGGCCGCGGCGATGTCGAGCGACTCGTTTGGCCGGACCTTAATCGTCCCGGCGTTTATGGCGTCGTAGAAGAGGCCGACGGCGTTGCAAACGTCGCGAGTGGTGTAGCGGACGACGTTCACGCCGAGCGCCTCCAAGGGCTCGAGGAGGGTTCCGGCGGGGCCGTAGCCGTCCACGATGACCGGGGCGCGGTGGCGGCGGGTGAGCTGCTGGCATCGGGCGGCTACCCATTGGACGCCGGGGCGGTGGTCGATCACCTCAAGCCGTCCGGCTTTGTCGGCGACGGCTATGCAGGCGCTCGAGCGGTCTAGGGCTACGTCAAGGCAGAAAGAGAGCTCGCCGTCCGGGGCGGCTTTCTTGTCTTGGAGTTTCTGCCACGCGGCGGGCTCGATGAGGGTAACCGCGGCGGCGCTCCACCGGTTCCCGTACTCTTGGGCGAACTGGTCGCGGGAGAGGGTTTGTTTCGCGTGGCGGATCGTGTCCTCTGTGATCAGATGGCCGAGGGCGGGGTGCATTTGCCACCATGTCGCGGGGTCCTCGAGGTCGTCGTCATCTCCGGCCGAGTACTCGAAGTAACAAATCCCCTCGTCTATGCCGTCCTCGACGGCGGCGCGGCCCTGCTCCACTTTCTCGCGGAAGAACACGGACTCAACATCCCCCGCGGTGGAGATAATCCATAGCTGGGCGTCGCGGCGTGTCGCCATCGCCGGAAGTGCTCCGGCTTCCCGGTCGGAGGTTTTGTCGAAGCGGGCCTCGTCCAAAAATACGAGGTCTAGGGTTTTGCCGTGGAGGGCGTTCGCCGTTGAGCCGAGCGGCATTATCCGAGAGCCGTTTTTGAAAATGAGCGACTCGAGACCGGCTCCTAGGTAGACCTTTTCGATGGCCTGCCGGATCTGGGAGGTCTCCAAGAGCGGGAGTTGATCGTTTCGGAACTTGGTCCGGGCATGGTGGCCGGTCTGGGCGGTGTAGACGACATTTTGCGGAATCCCCCAGCGGAGGGAGCGGTGCACCATGACCGAGAGAGCAAGCGTCGTTTTCCCGGCCTGCCGCGGCACTTGGACAATGACGGTCCGGTAGACGGGCCGTCCGTCCGGGTGCACCTCGAGGGCGACATCGGCTACGAGCCTTTGCCACGGTAGAAGAGGTTGGCCGAGGAGCTGGGCGATAGCCGCGACTTCAGCGCCGCGGCTTTTTCGCGACGGGTTTCTCTTGGTCCCGTAGCGCGGCGTCGAAGCTCGCGAAGAGATCTCGGAGTCCGTCATCGTCATTTGTGCTCATTTCTCGTAGTGCCGATTCTGCGGCTCGGTACTGCTGCCATAGTCCCACGTTCTCCGGGTTCTCGTCTACGGCTCGAGCGAGCCGTCGTGCGATTTGAACTCGCGCCGCGTCTACCGTTTCGAGACGTCCGGCGTTCGTGAGGGCTTGGATAACTTGGTCGATTGCTTCAAGATTTCCGGAGATTTCGCGCGGATTTGGCTTTTTTTGCGCTTTTTTCGCTGGCTTCGGTTGGCCGGTCATTTTGGCCCCACCCACCCAGTAAGTAAGAACTCACAGCTTGCATCGGGTCTTTTCT